AATATTTTAAATTTGTGTTTGAAATTTTGATTATTAAATTTAATCTTGCTTTTCATATTATATATTATTACTTTAATATATAATATGAAAAAATTTATATTTAATTAATCCTTTAACTACTAATAATATATATTTTATAAAATATATATACAATAGTTATTCCTAAAACATATAATAAATGTTGCGAATTTCTTGTATATAATATATTTATTAAAACTATTATAATAAATAAGACAAATATAAAATCTACCAAATTTGATATAAAGCTGGTCTTATGCTGATTGTTATGATGCTGATTGTTATGATGCTGATTGTTATGATGCTGATTATTAGTGTGCGTTTGTGATTGGTTACAGTCGCAATTTGCATTATTACAATCGCATTTTATTTTACTGCAATTTCCATTAATACACCCTAAATAATCTATGGAGTCAACAATTGAATTATAAGAATTAGTGTTTATTTGTTCGCTAGTTTTGTTATATGTTAAAATTTCTTTTGACTTTAACAAACTGCTATTTTGATTAATGTCTTCATTTAATTCCTCACTGTAAAATAGCGTTTTATTTTCATTTACCATATTATATTATATTATTAATAATATAATAATATATAATTTTTTTGAATATTGTTGAATATTGTTGAATATTATTGCTAATTTTTGGGTATTATTGGTAATTTCACTTTTCTCATTTTATTATAAAAAAACAATGCACTTAGTATTATTAATAATAATATACTGCTTTCTACAATTTTGAATTGTGTTAAAAAAGTGGTATCGCTCAATCGTCCGTTATTTGCTCCGCCAAAACCTAATAAGCTATTAAGCTCTTTTGTTCTGTCATTTATTCTAACATTTAAAGAAATTAGTGTTTCATCGTCAAAACTATTCAAATAATTTATAGAAGAAATATCAGAACTAATATTATCTAAGCTGTCAAATAAGGCTATATATTTATCTTTTAAATTCACAATTTGAATATTTAAAGCAGCATCATTAGTTGATGTTGGATTGCATATATATTCATTAAATCTATACACTAAAGGTCCATTAACTGTATAACTTGAGCGATCTATTTTTATTAATTCTTCGTAACTTTTCAGTTCAGGAATTTTATTTTTATAAAATTGCGGTTTTGGTAAGTTAGTAGCTCTAGCTATATTGCTTTCATTAATTATTGGTTTTTTATAATAAGCATAATATCTTTTGGGTGCATATACTTTATTGTCTACAGTATATTTAAAGCACCTATCTGGATTATTTGCACCGCTATTATATAAAAAATTGCTAGAACTATCAATTGCTTGATGGCGTTTATTATGTGGAGGGTCGCCAAAAGTTCTATTAAATAAAGCTAATGCACTACTTATTATTCCGGTGTTAGTTGATTTTGGTAAGTAACAATTAGTATACTTAGCGCTACCTATTGATGAAACGTCGTTAATCAAAAAAAAATCACTATTATTTCTTAAAGCTTTTTTTTCGCATTCATAAGCGTTTGGTGTTAAAAATTTATTATATGAGTTAATTAAGTTAGCATTAAAGCTCGCTTCTATTATACTAGCTGGTCGTGCATAGCAGTCATCAAATATAAATAATCCTTGGTTGCTAGACATTATTATACTATACTATAATGTTATTATATTACTATATATAATAAAATTGTAATTTTATTTTGTGTTATACTTTTTTAATATAGCTTGCATACCCTATAAAAGTCTGCTTCAATAGCTGTTCTGCTAGATCTCTCTATTTTAACAACATCACCGGGGCGAATTCCTAAAACAATTGATACAGGACCGAAAAACGAAATGTCTGGTATTTGAGATTTATCCATTATATTATAGGTTTTCATAAACTGTTCTTTTTCATCTAATGATAATAGTGTGTGTTTTGGAACCAGTGTATGTTTTAGTATATTAAATTGTAGGCGTTTAATATTTAGTAATGATACATAAATATTTTCAGAAACCCATATATCTTTAATATTTTCCATCATTGTATCATTTGGTTCGTCTTTTATAATGATCATTAAATCATCTTTTTTCTCTAAAATTGTTTCAATATGAAACAAGTCCTCTACAATATCATATATATTTTGCGGTTTAATTAGCTTATTAATGTAAAATTTTACATATATTTTTTTCTTAGTATTATCATTTTCTAATAGCATATCTAATTGATTGTTTTCTAGCAAAATGCCTATTTCTGTAATGCCAAAATTTGAATATTTGGTTATATTAAATCCTCGCTCTTGCAAAATTTCTAATAAATTTTTGCGCGAATTATAGATGCTAATAATAAAGCTATTACTGTTTGTCATAATGAGCACTATTAGTATATTACTATATTAGTTTTTATTATATTTAATATCAATTATAATAAAAATTATATTTTTTATATTTTTTCACTTTTTAAATAAACAATTTGAGAGTCTAGATCTATAGCTTAGGTCTTTGGTTTGTTTCGTATATCATTGGATATGGCATAACGACGTAGGGTTGTCGTTCAAAGAATTCTTTAAAATCTAAAGTTCTAAGACTTGCAACAACTTGTTGACATGGAGTTTCTAAGTTAGTTGAACCAATACCTCTAAGTTGCGACTCAATGTCTATTGAATTATTTGCTAATGCTTCTCTCGAAATATGACTTGGAGTATAACCAATAGCAGGTATACATTCAGTTGTTGGACGGCCACTTGAAGAATGTAAATAAAGTTTCTCTCTAAGTAACTTTTCTTTGCATGATTTTTCTAAATTATAATTTAACTGACTATTTTTATTTCTTGTTGAAGTCATAGGGTTATTATATAATCTAAATTATTATTTATTTGTTTATTTGATTATTTGTTTAAAAATACAAAGTTTCTAAGTTTCTTTAAGTTGTTTTGATATATTAAACTAAAAACTTTTTAAAAGCCCCTTTTTTGCTAAAAATTTGTGTGTGACCTTTTATGGTCTGCGAATTATAAAGGTTTTTATAGGTGCTTTTTTTTATAAAATATATTTTGAGGATTTTTTTCAAAAAAGGACATTTATAAATGTCCAATTTCATATATAGCAACCCTTTATAGTATTTTTTGCAAAAAAACCGGTTTAGACCATTAAGCTCTAAAAACTTTTTAAAGCCCGTTTTTTTTCGCATCATAAATTTTTTAAAAAACCTAATTATTTTGCAAAAATAGTTTAGGGATTTTTTATGTATCATTTATATGGTATAAATGGATACAAAAAAACCCGCCAAAAACCCCAGAATTTTTCGTTGCACCTTTTGTGACTTTATAACGTCTAACAAAAAAGATTATGGCAGACATTTATCAACCCAAAAGCATAAAACCCGCCAAAAAGATACAAATGATACAAAAAAACCCCTACAAAAACCCCAGACTTGTTACGAGTGCCAGATTTGCAATAAGGCATATAAATACAGCTCGGGACTTTATAGACATAAAAAGCGGTGTATTGTCGATGAAAACACACATATAAGTTCAAATGATATTTTGAATAATCAGTTGGCTTTATCGAAAGAATTAATAATGAATGTTGTAAAAGAGCAACAAAATCAGATCAAAGAATTGACAGATACAATAAAGGAATTAATACCAAAAGTGGGAAATAATATTACTACGACTAATCAGAAGTTTAATATTCAAGTGTTTTTGAATGAAAAATGCAAAGATGCTATTAGTATGAGTGATTTTATTAAATCAATAGAGGTTAGCTTACAACAGCTTGATTATACAAAACATAATGGCTTAGTAAATGGATTAAGCAATGTAATAATTGAAAACATAAACAAATTAGGATTTTATCAGCGACCAATATATTGCACAGATATAAAACGAGAGTCTCTTTATATTAAAGAAGCAGATAGTTGGGAAAAAGATATAAATAAGGAAAAGATAAAGCGAGCAATAAAAGATGTATCAACTAAGCAATTTTTTGCTCTAAGCAAATGGACAAAAGAAAACCCTGATTTTCAAAATAATGAAAATAAGCAAGACTATTATACCCACACATTAGTCGCAATCGCAAATAATAAGGAAAATAATGAGGATAAAATAATAAAGAAATTATGCAATAGCATTTACATAAAAGAATGATTATTGATTATTGATTATTTGTGATTATATTTAAATAATAATGACAAATAATGACTACACATTAATAAAATAAAATTAAATTATATTTTTAAGTTCGTCAAAATATGTTTCTTTTGCTAGCTCATCATTCTTTTTCTTTTTTTCACTTATATATTTACATAAACATTTATGAGTTACGTCAAAATAATCGTAACTAAAAAGAAGCTGAAATAGTGCATTACTATTGCGATCATCAATCATAAAAGATATATTAGTGTCTTTATATTTTGTTTGCAATAATTTTAAAATAGCCTCTAACTCTGTATTGTTTTGTAAAAAAAACCCTATTTTATCAATATGCGTAGCCAATATCATACTATCATAATTAGAAATGTTAAGCGCCTGTAATAATTGTAGCTGATAGCATAAATTTCTATCATCGTCGTCACTGTGCAATTTATATGTAGTTAAGAATGTGTTATCATAATTTATATTATTTATGTTACTATAATAACTGCTAACAGCATTAGATAACATATTATATAATATATAAAACAATTTTTATATTGAAAAACTATTAATAATATAAAGAAAAATATATTATATTATAAAAGGATTTAAAGACATTGCATATTAATGCGCGCAATTAGCACAACGGGCACCACCATGATGAGCACTATCAGTAGTACTATCGCTAGTACTGTCATTATCATCCTCCAGTTCTAGCAGTGCAGCATCTGTGAGTGTAGCAATCTCTCGTTCTCTTACTATATTAGCCGCTAATTTTTGCTCTAATTCAAGCAATTTTGCTCTATAATTAATACTATTATGCATATTTATCTTAGTTTGCGATTTACCAATTTGTTCTTCTAACATTTGCTTATGACCCCTTGTCATTCTAATACTTGACCCGTCGCGTGCTGTTCTATTTATTAATTGTTCTTGTCTTTTTGCTATATAAGCACTAGCTTTTGCTATTTGTTCTGCTTCATATTTAGCCCAAATACGTACTTTTATAAGCCTATCCATAAAATCTTGTTCTGTTTTTTTTGGTTTGACAATAGTAGGGTTTTCATAATATAATATTTGCGTCTTACATAATGGACAGCGAGGTATTAATTTATTAGCAGCCCACTTCTTAATGCAAGAAGTATGAAAAATATGCTTACAATGGTACATGGTTGTTGTTAATGAAGGGTTTAACATAGGACCTAAACATATAGCACATTCTTCCAGATTCGGATTTGCTAGCGCACTTCTGTATGCTACTATAATTTTGCGTGATGCTCGTTTTTTAGTAAAATTAGCTATATCACGCTGTCTTTTAAATTTCTTTTTATACGATTTTTGAATAGTTTCAAGAATTTGTGTGCCTCTTGGATTTAAAGTCACTCTTTTCTTTTGAGATGCAACACCTTTATTAGACTTAGACTTAGATTTGGGTTTTCTTGTAAATAATTTAGTTGTTTTATTTTTTACACTTTTCATAAAATCATATAATGCCATATTATATATAAATAGTAATATATATAAATATTATATAAAGGATTTAAAGACTAAGTAATTAGTCACTAATGGTGACTGCATTCTAAACAATGACCACCGCCACCGTTTTGTAGTCTAGCTTGGCGTCGTAGAGTACGATGTCTCTCCCACTCACGTTCTTTTTCGTCCTCATCTTCAGCTTTTTCACGCTCTTTTATTCTATTTTGTATTAATTCGTTTTCTAATCGCCTTGCAAATGCGCTATAATCATAAATACTATGAACATTTATAGTTTCATTTGCCTGATCTATTTGTTGCTTTAAATTTTCCATTTCCTTCCTTGACATTCTTGCATTTGAACCGTCTAGTGCTCGTCTTTTTTTTAGCGCTCTTCTAGACTCTCGTATAATAGAGTTAGCTTCGTCAATTTTGGTAACATCTTGCACTGCTTGTTCTTGTACTGCTTTAAGCTTTCTCATGAATGCTTGCTGGTTTAATGTTGGTCTTACAACAGTGGGGTTTTCATAATATAATATTCGTTTTGTACATAGAGGACAACGAGGATGAAATTTTGGTAATGCCCAATCTTTAATACAAGAAGTATGAAATACATGCTTGCAATGGTAAAGTGTTGTTGTAGCGGCGGGATTTAACATAGGGCCTAAACATATAGCACATTCTTCCAGATTTGGATTTGCTGACGCAGTTCTATAGGCACTCATAATTTTTCGCGTAGCTCGCTTTTTTGGAAAGTTAGCTATGTCAAGTTGTTTTTTTAACTTTTTTCTATAAGATTGTTGAATTTGCGTAATAAGTTGCGTTTTAGGACTTGGATGTAAACTTTGTTTAGTGTTTCTGTTTTTTCTAGTTACAAATCTAGTGCCTAATCTAGTGCCTAGATTGCCTAATTTTCTTGTTTTATTTCTTACAAAGTCATATATTGTCATATATAATATGGCAATATAAAAAATAATAATAATCTCTCTATTTTCTATCTTCTATTTAATTGTTGCTCCAATTCAACTGCTTGTGCTCTATAATTATTCCTATTATGACTATTTATTACCCATTGTGCATCACTAAGTTCTTGTTCTAATTTTTGTTTATGGCCCCGTGTCATTCTTACGCTTGACCCGTCCAGCGCTGTTCTATTTTTTAATTGTGCTTGATTAAACGCAACAATAGCGCTAGCTCTCTTAATTTCATCATTTTCACGAGCAGCCCAATCTCGCGCATTTTTAAGCTTTTTCTTTAATGCTTCTCTCGATTTCAATCTTTTTCTATATGTTCTTTGTATTTGCGTAACAAGTTTTGTTCTAGGGCTTAAAGACGCGACTTTTTTTGCAGATTTTCTTGTTAAAAATCTTTTTCTAAGATCTCTAAATTTTCTAGTTCCAATATTTCTTAATTTTTTTGTATTTTTAGCCACTATGTTAAATAATGCCATATTATATTATTATTATAACAAAACAATAAAATAATAAAACAATATATAAAACAAAAAAACAACTTAAACACTTTTCAACAAACTATATAGTCGCTTTTTCTAAAAAGTCCGCTCATTGTTTATCTTGATTGCGTGCAAATTCGCGCGCACTCATACCTCCACGTTGCCAACCTTTCATAGCGTCGTCTTCAATTACATAAGCACTATTTGAAACGGTTTCTTTTATACTATCAATTAGGGGATAGTTTTGATAATCTGAAAAGGATTGCTCCATCATATTATTAACTGTTTTCTTGTTTAAATCAAATTGTCCGGTTCTTAATTGTGTTTCTAATGTGCAGTCTCCGTAGCCTCTTCCTAAATATGGCACAGTTACAAAGGGTCTTGTTACTAGCGACAATTTACAAGCAGGTCGCGAAATATGAGTATATTTTAAATCGTTATTTGCCTCTATTGCGCACCCTTTTACGCCTCCTTCATGAGAACCTTTATAGAAAACATTGGGTTGACTTAATGCAAAGTCAATAGCGGTTGACATAGGACAAGCAGGATAAAAGTTTTCTAAATTATAATTAGCTTCATTTATATTTTGAATATTGCGCTGATCAATTGCGGGATTATCATTGCCAATTCTAGACATCGAATCAAATGTATATGGATATGCCACAGTTGAAGTCATTTATATGTATTTAATATATTATTTTTTTAAATAATATATTATTTTTTTAAATAATATAATATTTTAATTAATAATTAACAAATAAATAACAAAAACAATTTAAAACTATTTAATTAATTTTAATGATCGCTATTTCTAAAGCACATTTCGACGTCACCGTCCTTACAAGAAGCCATATTACCGTAGCAAAATCGCGCAAATTCATTTTGATTATTAGGCACACGGGTATTTGCTGTGCTATAAAATTGTCTCATTGAACATTCAAAATCAAATTTATCCCCTCTGTCATCAAATAATTTTTTTCTAATAGTTTCATCATTATTAAAATTAGTAACAATGAAGTCTTGTGTTTCTTGATTTATTGCTTTTTCAACAGCTTTATTATATGCGGGTGCTGCCTCAAGACGATGCGGATTATCCTGTATTTCTGGTAATAATATATTCATAATTGGATTAGCACTAGTTGGATTAGTATAATTATGCTTCACTTTATCATATATATTTTCATTGCTAAATGTTTCATTTAGTTTTACATTTACATCTTTATTTAAAATTTTATATGTAATTATTAAGAAAACTATTGAAACAATTCCTGTAACAAGAATTTTATAGTTATTAGACAAAAAAAAACCCACTAAAGTTAATAAGATAACTAACCTAGTTATAGCATTTAATTTTTGCTCTCGTGTCATTTTTTCATTAGGCCATAGTTCTGTTATATGATTTTTACTAAATAAAATACTAGGATTAGCTAACCAAAATATGCTGTTTTCATTATTTGCATTATTCGCAACATTTGCAACATTCGCAACATTTGCAACATTCGCGCCATTTGCATTCGCATTATCTAATTTAATTGTTTTAGTAATAATATTATCTTCTGAAAAAGTTTCATCTTTCAATTGACCAGTATTTTTTCCTATATATGTTTCGTTAGAACTACTAGCCATTATTTATTATAATATAATAACTTAATAATAAATTTTAATTATATTATTTTATAATACTATAATATATAATATATTGTATAATAATATATTATAAACTTTTTATAATAAACAACACTCGCTAAAGGTCGCATTATTTATTTTTTCTATTTGCTTTTTTCTTATTGTTAGAACTGCGTTTAGATTGATCATCACTTGAGCGAGGAGTATTATTAGCACTAACTCCTTGCTTTTTAATAATATCATCAATAAAATTAGTGTTTGATTTCATTTCTTCCATTAACGACGAGAGATTGGCTGTTATATCTTTTAAATCTGTTTTATTAGCATTAGCGACATTAGCACTAGCGACATTAGCACTAGCGACATTAGCACCAGTATTAGCACCAGTATTAGCACTAGCGACATTTGCACTAAACCCCTCTTTATTTGTTTCAGCCTTTTTCTTCATACGTTCTTTCATTTTAGACATTTTAACATTTTGCTCCATCATATTTTGAAAAGTATTTGGATTAATCTTTCCACCTTTAGGCATAAACTTGTCAAGGTTCATCGATTTTAAAATATCATTAAAATTATTCATACCTGGCATATTTTTCATATTTTTGAATATTTCAGTTGCTTCTTCTAATAACTCACTTTCTTTAATTGACCCATCTTTCATTTTGCTATTTATTTTCTTATTGATGTTGTCAATAAGTCCCATCATTTTAGATGGGTTTTTCATAAATCCTTTTAAAAGTTCATTTACATCACCTATGTTATCACTCTCTAAATCAAAGTCTTTAGATGTTTCTTCAGCTATTTCTTTAGCCAATGAACCTATTTTTCCATTTATTAAATTGTTTAAATGCGAAAAGAGCTCCTCTTTATCTGGAATAGCATAATCTCTGTGTTTAGGAGTGCCTTCAGTATCAGTATCCGCTTCAGTATCCGCTTCAGCATTAATACCAGCAAAGTCAGCAAAGTCTTTAAAATTATTTGAAAGATCATTAAACATAGTATCAAACATTCCAAATGGACTTCCTGAAATGTCAAAAAAGCTTTCTTGGTCTTCACCTTCATCTTCATCTTCGACTTCTTGCTCTTGCATATTGGTGCTAGACTTTGATTTGCTGCCTTTATTTTCTTTAAATGAAAACATATTACTTAATTCCTCAACTGTGCTTTGAATTTTAGCCGAAAAATTGTTGCTATCAATGATTTTAAGCAATTCTAACGAATCTCCAAAAAACGAAACATCATCAATAGATGTTATTATATTAAATAATATAAGCTGTAAATATTTCCATAATGTTTGCTTTGTTTGCGCACTAGTATCATCATAATATAGGTCAGAAAATTCAATATCAGGTAAAAACATAGTGCATATAGCGCTAGAATTTGACGTTTTAACATTTGGCTTGTTTAAAAAAATATCTTCATTTTGGTATAATATATCAATACTTCGCACTGCAAATGTATGCTTACAATATTCATAAACATTATTTAATGACGTCATAAAATCAATGCTAATGCTACTTAATTCAATAGTACTAACATATTCGTCCGCATTCATAGTATCCTTATAATCAGGCAAACAATAATTAATAATATGCTGATAGTCCTTATTATTATCAATTAACGAACCAACTTTATCATTAAAAGTCGTCTTCAAATCCATAAGTAAATCCTTGAAAATTTTATAAAAGTTAATAAGCGTAATCGCATTTTCATTAGTCAATGTAAAAGTAATTTTACTTGTCATTAATAAGTAAAATTAATATAATAACTTTAAATAATAAAATTAACTATTTAATTAACTAATTAACTAATTAATTTAATAGTAATTTTTAAATAGCATTTCTTTCTTGTTCTAAATTTTTAACATTTACTTCTCCTATTTTATCCGGAATATAATCATCGGGTGGAGTTTCTATTTTGTCTGTATAATCAATTGTAGCATAACTATATAATTGCCTTAGTCCACCACTCCCTTTTGCAGATAGCTCATCACTGTTTTGGTCTAAATAGCTAAAATTGTCTGAAACAACCCCACTAGATAACAAATCAAATTTAAATGCTGATGGTTCTCCATTATAGTTAGTAGCTTTTTGAGCCGCCATTTGTACAACTGGCTTTAAAAAATTCATTATGTTGTCGCCATATAATACTTTATAGTTATCATTTATAATCATTAATGCAGGAACCGCGTTAATAGTATTTGGAAGTAATATTTCTTGGTTGCTTTCTAATACAACATAAGTATTATTGTTTCTAACTATTCGCTTGTCAATACATATATAATGAATGTCACTTTTAACACTTGACTTAGATAATATTACTAATAATTTTTTACAATTGTCACAATAATTACTATAATATAATATACAACTCATATTATAAAGTTTATATAAATATTTTTATTAATAATATTTAATATAATTTTTATTTATAATATATATTTTCTTATATCTTATAAATAAAATTGATTATTAATAAATATATTACTTTTTATATCATTAATCCATTAATCCAATAATCAATGCTAAAGACACAAATGCTTACTGAAAAGACTAATTATGAGCCCCACCTTAACATTGAACTAATGACGGGTTCATTTGTAGAAAGTCAATATAAAAAGATGTGTGCGCGAGCTATATACGAAGCATATTTTAATGAGCAAGAAATTCTAGATTATTTGATGTATAGATTAAACACAGATTGTGAAGCATTTATTCAAGGTTTTCCGCTAGTTCTTGATTATATTGAATATATAAAAAATGCCCGTATTGTAACTTGTGAAAATATTCCTGTTATTACGTATGTATATAATACACTATTACGCGAGCCAGGAGATAAGGAGCTAACACCTGATGATGATGCAGCACTAATCCTTAATAATATTCAATGCTTCTTTGATATTGATGAGGACAAACTTGTTAATGAGCTATTGGAACTAATTAATGACAAATTTGTCATTAATGGTTAAAAAAAAGCATATTCAAATTTATAACATTTTTTTTTACATAAATTCATAACATAATTTACTACAGTAATAGAATTTGCTTTGCTTCTTATAAAATAAAATATTGAAATTATATTTTTTTTGACATACGTGACATATAATATTAGTATTAGCTAATATAATATGCAGTATGTCGTTAGGGAGCTCTTTTAAGGATAACATATATACTTATATAAATAGCTCTATAATTTAATCAATTTTATTTCCAAACTTATTGTTAATAATTTCTAAAAAGTTATTTAAGCTCTGTATAAGAGGTATTGATTTATTACATAATAGTTGTAATGTGCAACGACTAGCGCCTTTTTTATCATATAACAAATAGAATTTATTACTATCTACTTCGTGATTTTTAATTGAAATATATTTGGGTAATATTACAACATTAGTATTAGTGTCATTAGCATTTATCGCATCATTAGCATTTATCGCATCATTAGCATTTATCGCATCATTAGCATTTATCGTATTTAACTCATTTAATATTTTTTTAATTTGATTTAATTTTTCTATTATACTTATTTTATTAGACTTGGAAGAAATATATGTTTTGTTTTTTTCTTGATATGGATGTTTTTCTATTTTAAAGTATTCTCTATATAGTTTTTTTTCATTATTATAACACTCGTTATAATAGTTAATATATTTAGGTATATTCAAATCTGCTAATGTGCTAGGTAATTTAATCGCATTGTGCTTTCTTGTTCTCTTGCATTCATCTTTTTCTATTATAAAATTCTTTGACAAGTCATTCTTTGACAAGTCATTCATTCATATATTTAAATATTAGATTAAAATACTACCGTTTTTGTTAAATATAACCAGAAGAAAAGACCTACTATTGCTTTAGAAATTAAGTCTAGTACATTATATCCAAACATTTTAGTTGATTCCTTTGTATGATAAAATACTCCATAAAGCGACCATACTCCTAAGAAGATCCAAAATATATACTTTGATTGAGATGTTATTTTTGATCCAGTCATATACAGCTTCCAAATGGTTCCATATGTCAGAAAAAAGAATATAAAACTTATAAAACTTGCTATATTTTTAGTTAATAGTCTAATTTCTCCTAAATAACCGAATAGCAACATTGCAAAATTGAAAGCAAACGTTAATAATAATGGATAAATCTTAACTTGCTTTTTATTTTCATAACCCAACACCATAGCAAGAGCTAATAACATAAACGGAGTTGTGATAAACCAATCAGTATAGCGCATATTATTGATTTTTGCTATAGGAATAACAGATGCTACTTTGTCATTAGTTTCTGTTGTATTTGGGTCTTGACTTTCTTGTGGTTTTGGTATTTCTTGTGATTTTTTAATTTCTACTATAAATAATCCGTAAAAATAACACGCTATAACTGAAATACACGTTTCAATATTCATAATATGACGCACTGTAGGAATAGGTGTTCGTAATGCTTCGGTAAATGTTATTACACCGGTTGTAAGTAAAAATACATATGTTAAATAAAAACTGCTCAATACAAAACTTATATTCATATTAATAATGAAGTATATAATAATTATTGTTATTTTATTTTATTTTATTTTATTTTAATTTGATTTACTAAAATAAAATGCTAAATGCTAAATGTTAAATATAAAGAAAAACACAAACAAAATTTATTATTTAATTGCTGTACGCTAAACCGCCCATACCCGACATAATGCGGAGAACGTTGTAGTTAACCGCATATACGCGCACCTTCGCGGTGGAAACACCCTGAACAGTCGCGTTCGAAAGAACTAGCTGTAAAGTGGCATTGTCAATGCGTGAGAAATTGCAGGTGCCCGAAGGCTGGTGCTCTTCCGGTCTTAGAGCGAATGAGTAAACATTAATACCGGTGTCGGGAGCACGGGTGTGGTGCTGGAAGGGCTGGACGAGGTCGAAATAGGTGCCTTCACGCTCGGAGAAGCGGTCTTGGCCGTTAAGCTGTAATTTGGCAACTACAACTGGATTTTCACCCCAGCAATGCATATCAATCGCGGTTTCAGCTAAAACGAATGTGCCGGCATCCGAAACACCCGATTCAGTTGTATTCATAGGACCACTAGCAGTTGATGGAGCAGCAATCGATGTAAATCCAGTTCCGGGTACTAACTCATTAGAGAATGGGTCTTGGAACATCGATGAGCCACTAATGAATTGACCACTGCCAACAAGGGTCTTGGCACCGAAGGCGTGAATAGCATTGGGTAGCGCATCTAGCGCATCGGTGTAGTTGAATGGCTGAGCACCTAGCAAGTGATTTAGCGAATGGTTGCTTGTGAGCGACGCGCAATAATCAACATTGATGTCGGGCTGGACAACCCAGATTAATTCTTTGCACGGGTGATTTAAATTTAATTTGATCTTGTTGGACGACGAACCAACCGACTCGTCGCCAGTGAATTGAAGCTGTTCAATCAAGTATTCGTGGGGGTTTTGCGCCATACGTCTGCGCTCATCGGTGTCTAAGAAAATGTAGTCAACAAAGAGCGAGGCAGCCGCTAACGACTGTTTGTATGCATTTGTAACTTTGACACCCGCACCGGTGATGTCAGTAACAGCCCATAGGCACTCTTCGATGTTGCGAATGTCTAAATTGATTTTTACTTCGTGGTACTGTAAAGCAATTAATGGAAGAGCTAGACCGGGGTTACGGCAATACCAGAACTGTAGTGGAACATATAGAGTTGTTTCGGGTAACGCATTGCGGGGAGCACACACCTGACGAACACCATCGGCGGAGCAAGGGCCGTCAACATTGGCGAAAGTGGGGTCGCAAATGTATGTTAATTGGGTGGTGTTGCCAATCATTTTGTAGTAGCCACGTTCTTGCTCTTTTGATAGTGTTAGCTGATTCCAAATGTGCATCCAGTCGCCATATTGACGGTCAATACGCTGGCCACCAATTTCAACTTCAACTTGCGAAATTAACTGCTCACCGGGGAAGTCTAGCCATCTGGCAAACACATCACCGGTAGTATTCTTTAAGCTTTGACCGATTTCAGGGAGTGTAATCTGTAAATAGGTGCGGAAAGCTAAGTCACCGTTGCGCGAAATGGTGCAAGTAACACGGCGACCGAAGTCAGCTTGGCCGTTGAAAGTTTGCTCAATCGATTCCATCGCGAAGTTAGTGTGACGACGATAGGTGACCTTCCAGAAAGTAATTTGGGGATTACCTGTTAAATATACATCTTGAGCGCCATAGGCGACTAATTGCATTAAACCACCAGCCATTTTTTTATAATATTCCTAAAGAAAAAAAATTTTAAAAATTAATTTAATTAATTTAATTAATTAAATAAATAAATAAATAATTAAATAATCAAATAATCAAATAATCAAATAATCAAATAATCAAATAATCAAATAATTAATTAAATCATTTTATTTATATTAATGAAATTAATATATAAATTTTTAATACACTAAAAATATAATTAGTCTTGCTATGAAGAGAAATGGAGTCATAAAAACAACTCTTGACAATAAACATAATGAAATAATAAAATCTTTTAAACATAATGAAGATGTAATCATCCCTAAATGTTTAAAGCAAATTGATAAATTAGAACTAATGTTAATTAAAGCAAAAAATAAAACAGAAATAGTAGAACTCATTAATAAAAATAAAAACACAATAAAAGCCCTCAAAAATAAAGAAAAGAATTATTATTTGAATAATTCTAAATATATTTTTGATTATTTTGAAAATAAAAAAAATATATCATCTAATGAAATGGTAGAAAATTCTGACAAAAATGATATTGTTAAACAATTCTTTTCGTTAAATATAAATCAAGATGCGTCTTCTAATTTGTTAGATCATTCAAATAAAAATGTATTAGTTAAAAATGATAGTAACAAAAATATTGATAAATATTTCAATAATATTGACCCTAATTATTTAAATTATGACAAGTTTATTTATCCATCTGATATATGCAATATATGTAATAATGGAGAGCTTATATTTGTTGAAAGCGAAGGTATGACAATATGCTCTAATTGCTCTAATAGCATTAAATATTTAATAGATATAGATAAACCGTCCTATAAAGAACCACCTAAAGAAGTGTGCTCTTATGCATATAAACGCATAAACCATTTAAAAGAGATTTTGGCGCAATTTCAGGCTAAAGAAAGCACAAATATACCCGATGAAGTTTTTGAAAACATTAAAAACCAAATAAAAAAAGAGCGCATAAGTTTGAGCGATTTGTCAAATAAAAAAACTAAAGAAATATTGAAAAATTTGGGCTACAATAAATATTACGAACATATACCATTTATCAAAGATAAACTAGGAATTAGACCGCCTATTATGAGCGCAGAGCTCGAAGAAACACTATGCAATTTATTTATGGAACTACAAAAGCCATATTCGAAATATTGCCCTAAAGAACGAGTAAATTTTTTAAACTATTATTATACATTATATAAATTATGCGAATTGTTAAATGAACGCAGTTTTTTACCATATTTTCCTATGTTAAAAGACCGTGAAAAGCGCATAGAACAAGACCAAATATGGAAGAAGATTTGTGACGATTTAGGGTGGAAGTTTATTCCTATACCTTAATCTATATTACACATAAGATTTTAAACTAAATTAGTATTATTTTCATTTAGAAAAATATACTATATAATAATATAATAATAAATATAAAAAATGTTTGATATAACAAATATAGAAAGTGATATATGTAATAATGAAATTAGCCTTCCAAGTTCTAGTAAATTTTTAATAGGTCAAAAAGTTATACGAATACTTGAAAATAAAGAAGCAACAATATTAGCTCTTGAGTTACAATCTAATAAAACAGCGTTACGAGAGAATATTTATCTTATTGAATATTCTGAAGGTGCTAGTTCTGGTAATGATGGAACAGGTTATTGGCCAGAAAGTTGTTTACAAGCTGTTGTAGCTTAATCACCTTCGCCCAATAATGCACTAAAAATATTAATTAAATCTAAATAATAGTTTAATGAGGCTGTTATAAAGTCGCCAGCATAATCGCGTTGCAATATACTGTTTGTATCATACACAATATATACTGAAAATAAAATTAGCGAACTTATGACTATTATTTTTTTTAATAACGACGATTGAACAATAAAAATTTGCACAATGCTAACAATAATTAGTGCTAATAACGCAAAAAACAGCACTAACGCAGTCATATAACCCAATTTAATACCACTCATTATTAATGCTAGTCCAAATATAAACATAGAAACAAAAATACTAGCTGTTCCAACAAACGCAGTCTTAACTACATTAGGATCTAATCCATATTTTCTATATCCTAAAAGTATGCCAAAAATACCAGAAAAGAGAGAAAAGAATATAAATTTCAACCACGCAGGCATAGGAACAATTGCCAAAATTAAAATTATAACAATTGAGGCTATAAACGCAGCAAAAAACTTGCTACTGAATTTTTTACCCTCTTTCTTCTCCTCATCAACTTTGACATTTTCACTTACATAATAAGTAATATAAAGTTGGACTAGTAAATTTGCTAAAATTAGTGCAAAAAAGTAGCGCTTTTCGCTAATCAACTTAAATACTTGTGATATATCATTCTTAAAAATAGATTTTTTTCTTTTATTTGCTAAATTAAATTTATTAGATTTATTAGATTTATTAGATTTATTTGATTTATTAGAATTCATAGTTTTATAATAAAATAGTATAAAAAAATTAATCGGAGTCAACTTTTAATGCATAAAAAAAATTAGACATATCTATATAATAATCAAACGAAGCAGTTATGAAATCTCCTTCATAGTCGCGTAGCAATATATTATTTGTTGTATGTACAATATATAATGCAAATAAGACAGCTAAAACAACTAGCACTAATTTTGTAATAACTAAATAATTATACATAAAATATTGTATAACACCTACTATTATTAACAACACTAATGCATAAAATATACCAAAAGCCACTTTGTTGGTATATTGAATGCCGCTCATTGTTAGTGCTAGCCCATATAATATCATAAAAACAAACACAATTAGTGTTCCTAATGCAGTCCCTTTTATAATATTAGGGTCAAAACTGCGTTTTAGAGAGACATATATTATTCCATATGTTACCGAAAAGAGAGAAAATATTATAAATTTGAACATCATAGACATAGGAAAAAATATTAAAAGTATAACAAATAGTGTAGCTAATATATAAGCACTAACAATAATAATAGTTTTAAATTTAGTAGTATCTGTATCTTCCTCTTTTTCTTTTTCTTTTTCTTTTTCTTTTTCTTTTTCTTTTTCTTTAGGTGTGTCTAAATTACTATTAGCACTTACATAATAACTAATGTAGTGTTGAAATAGTAAATTTATAAAAATTAATGCTAAAAATAATTTTTTCTCACTAATCAACTTAAATAATTGTGAAACATTTTTAGTTTTAGTTTTAGTTTTAGTTTTAGTATTAGTTTTAGTTTTATTAGAATTCATAGGCTATTATTAATTATATTATAGTATTATAATATATAATGGACTTTATAAGAAATATAAGAACTAAAACAGCAAAATTAAGAAAAAGTATAGGAAATAGATTAACAACAAGAAGGTCTAGATCTAGAATAGCCCCAGCACCTGCTTTAAGTCCAAGACGTGCGTCTTTAAGTCCAACAGCACCTGCTTTAAGTCCAAGACGTGCGTCTTTAAGTCCAACAGCACCTGCTTTAAGTCCAAGACGTGCGTCTGTAAGTCCAAGACTAGCGTCTTTAAGTCCAAGACGGGCGTCTGTAAGTCCAAGACTAGCGTCTTTAAGTCCAAGACGGGCGTCTGTAAGTCCAATACGCGTTTCTTTAAGTCCAAGACGGGCGTCTGTAAGTCCAATACGCGTTTCTTTAAGTCCAACAACAAAAGCCATTACACATATTCAAAGAACGTTCAGAAAAAGTAAAAGAAAAAGAGAACAAACGCTAGCAGATTTATCAAAACTAAACTCTGAAAGACATGCTACAAGAAGAATTCAAAAAAAATTTAGAAGAGCGTCAGCAAATCCAAATCTTCAGGAGTGTCCTATATGTTTTGGTGCTATGTTGCAACCAAAACTTACACAAACACTCCGTTGCTGTCATATATTTCATAGAAAATGCCTTAAAGGAAGCACAATTTGTCCAATTTGTAGAACATCTATAGTCCCAGAGCAACCGCATGACCTACAAACACGTCTTTCAATGCCTAGTAGTTTTAATATTAATATTGCTAACACTGATGTTGTTATTGATTGTGTTAATACATTAATAGAAGGAATACTTAATGCTGCTACAATACAGGAGGCACAAGTATTGTTAGACGAATCAGATGTACTAATTCATAGCTTACCATACAACAAACGAGGAGAGCTCGCAACAAAACGGATTCAAGCACAGTTTGAAGCGTATCCAAGATTAGAAGCACTTAGAGCTAGACAATTAGAAGCACTTAGAGCTAAACGAAGCAAAAAAACTATTGAAGCTATTAATCGTGCTAATGAGTTAATAGCAAGTATGTATAGTGCGACAACAAAAGAACAGCTAACTAAGTTTGTGGACGAGTTAAGTAAAATAATTAATAACTTGCCAAGCGACGAAGAAGAAAAAGAGGAGCTAATGAATAAACAATGGACCAGTTATATGCGAGCATACACGAGACTCTCACCACCAATACATAGAAGAGGGTAATTAAGACATAAATTAGTTATAATTTCTTTATAAAATAATTTTATGCTATAACATAGAATAAAATTTTTTAGTTTTAGTTTTATTAGAATTCATAGGCTATTATTAATTATATTATAGCATTATAAAAAAAATAGTATTCTAATATATATGGACTTACTAAGAAATATAAAAAATAAAACAGCAAGATTAAGAAGTTTAGGAAAAAGATTATTAACGCGAAGAGCTAGAGCTAGTATAGCTCCAGCACCTGTAGAAGAATTAGCAGCTTTAGATCCAACAGCACCGGCTTTAAGTCCAAGACTACCGTCTTTAAGTCCAAGACGCGTTTCTTTAAGTCCAAGAACAAAAGTAGTTACACATATTCAAAACACGTTCAGAAAAAGAAAAAGAAGAACACAAGCGCTAGCAGATTTATCAAAAATAAACTCTGAAAGACTTGCTACAAGAAGAATTCAAAAAAAATTTAGAAAAGCGTTAGCAAATCCAAATGTTGAGAATTGTAGTATATGTTATGGTACTATGTTGTACCCAAGACTTACAAAAACGCTTCGTTGTGGTCATAAATTTCATAGAAAGTGTATTGAACAATGGAATGCCACTAATCCAACTTGTCCATTTTGTAGAGCATCTATAGAACCAGAAATACCGTATCACCTACAAAGGCGTATTTCAATGCCTACTAGTAATATTAATACTACTATTAATACTGTCAATGCGTTAATAGCAGGATTGGCTAATGTTGCTACTATGATTGAGGCAGTTGGCTTGATAAATGAAACAGACGTACTAATTAATAGCTTGCCAGAAAGTGAACGAGCAGTTCTCAGGGAAGAACGAAACCAAGTATGGCTACAAACGTATCCACGATTACAAGAACCACCTAGACAAAGCAGAGCAACTATGAATGCTATTAATCGTGCTAATGAGTTAATAGATAATATGCGCCACGCAACAACATTTGATGAGGCACGTAGCTATATGGACGAAGCAACAAGAGTAATTAATAGCTTACCGCGCAATGGAGACGCATTCAGAGAGCTATCAGATAGCCAATGGGCTACTTGGTTAGAAGCACACAGGAGACTATCAGCACCTATACAAACGCGGGCTCCTATTACTGTTAATGGAATAACAACAGCAGCCTATAATAGAAGCAGAGCTAATGTTCAACCTATTACTGTTAATGGAATATCAACAACAGCCTATAATAGAAGCAGGGCTAATGTTCAACCTATTACTGTTAATGGAATAACAACAACAGCCTATAATAGAAGCTCACAGCTTGATACTCATCCTACTACTGGAATAACACCAGATGAGTATGATAGGTTAATACGTGGAATGTATAACTAGTTATAGAGTAAAATAATATAATATAGCATAAAATTATAAAAAATAGTATTATTATATATATATATATATGGCAAAGAATAACTTTAAAAAGAAAAAAACTTTAAAAAGAAGTTTAAGAAGAAATTATACAAAAAAAGTAGCGAGTGCCCTTTTAGGTTCAAGAACACCAAACATAAGAAAAAAAAACCGAAGATCGCAAAAACAAAGGACAACACTACGAAATAAACGCAATGCTCGTGCAAAAGTTGGAGGGGGTTGGTTTGGATTTGGAAAGTCAAAAGAACAAAGAGAAGCTGAAGAACGACAAAGAGAAGCTGAAGAACGACAAAGAGAAGCTGAAGAACGACAAAGAGAATATGAAGAACGACAAAGAAAAGAGGAAGAAGCAATAAAAAAGAGAAGAGAAACAGCTCGACGCAATGCTGAGCGTGATAAAGAAGTTAAACAAAAAGACTACTATTTGGAAATTTTACCCACTATTAAAAAAATCAGTGAAGAAATGGCTCATGTAAGGAATAATGAAGATGGGAAGAATTTGTTTCGTCAAGTAAATACACTAATTAAAACCTCACCAGGTTTATTAAAAGATGACGAAGATAGTGTGAAATACAGAGTGATGAAAGCTTTTAAAAGTGCAAAAGAATTAAATAACTTCGAAACTCAAATATATAGATGGTACAGCGGTGACGATATTGATTACCGCGGTGCCTTTTATACACAGATCTAACTTTTATACCAGTGATCCTCTCTATCATGCCGGCCGTGAAGTTATGCCTGACGCACCCATTGAACCCTTAACTGTTGATGACACTACTAGTAATCCATCTAATCCAACTCCATTATTTTCTGTAACACCATCTATCAAACGTTAAATAAGAGTAAATCAATATTAAAAAAATAAAAAAATAAAAAAATAATAAAATATAAAAATAATATACTATAGCACAAAATAATATTATATTATATTATAATATTATAATATAATATATGCCTTCGCAAACGCAAAGACGTCGGTCATCGCGACTAAGAAGTTCTGCTGCTAGAAAAATTCAAAAAAAGTTTAGAAGTAGAAAAAGACAAAGGTCAAAAGCAAGTCGTAAAATTCAGTCAAGAGTTCGAGGAAAGCAAACTAGAAAAGTAATAAATAGAGAAAAAAATACTAGTACAACAGTTAATGAATGTTCAATATGTTTTGAACCTATGACTAATGATGTTCGTATTGCATTACCTTGCGGACATAGATATCACGATGACTGTATAAGGCGTTCATTGACTAGTACTGGTGGAAGATGTCCAAGGTGTAGGGCAGATGTAACTAATATACCATATGTACCAGAAGGAAGAGCAAATAGAACATTTGGTAATGTTCCGCTTTCACAACAACAACCACAAGCACCACCACCACCACCAGCAATATTAGACCCCACACAACGAAGACAATATATATTGCAACGCATGCAACAAATCGAAATGCTAGAACAACGATTAGCACAAATACCCGACCCGAGAGAAATGCCAAATATAACTTTAAATCAAGCATTACATATTGAACATAACGCACGCCAAATTGTAGCTGAAATACGAGCGCTATTTTATGAAGCTTCTGAAAATTATCAAAACTATAGAGATGTTAGAACAAATGGAACACTTGACCAAGATGTTACTAATATGTATTATATAACGCTTGATTTATTACATCGCGCGCAAGTGCTTAGGAATAATGCAACGCAATTTGTAGAGGAGCTTACAACTGATGAATTTCCAGAGATTTAGTAATGTATTACTATTTTTATAGCCTCAGAATACTATATTATATATTATATATATATTATATTAATCTTTAAATTATTTTATCTAGTTTTTCACTTTGTCTTGATTTGTTTCTTTGTTTTTTGTATAGGTTTGATGGTGTGTTTTGATTTATTATGACGTGTTGATTTATTATGACGCTTTGATTTATTATGACGCCTTGATTTATTATGACGCTTTGATTTATTATGACGCTTTAATTTATTATGACGTTTTCCTCTTCTGCCTTGTCCGGTAGGCTGTCCTTGAACTGGGTGTCCTTGAACATGCTGTCCTTGAACTGGCTGTCCTTGAACAGGCTGTCCCTGGACTTGGGCAAGGTGTCCTTGAACCTGTCCAGGCTGTCCCTGATATATTGGGGTTCCTACAGCAAGAGGTGGTTGGCCGTCTGAACTATCATCATCGTCACTGCCATTGAGGGTGTACTCACTAACGTCGCTATCAAAATCCTCGTATTCTAATTGTAGTATCACCTGTGTTGCTGGCTCCCCTACAATTTCTTGCACCATTCTATAATAATCCACAGGGTTGTTTTTGCGTACCTTTATTGCATTCTCCCCAAAACGGCTCCTTATTTCGTTATGGATAGCTTGAATATATCTGTTTATATGAGAATTCAAGTCCTTTAGGGGCATATTTGTTACACGGCTGAAATTGAACCCTTCATATTCTACCAATAATGCCATGGTCAATAAATTCCAAAATTTATCATAATATTTTCCATCATCATAGTCATCGGCATCTACCATCTCTACATCATTAGAGGAGCTTGCGGCAGTTCCTCTATTTCTTGGCATTTATATATAATATATATAATATTTTTTAACAATAAAAAATATATAATATTAATATTCCTAAAATATTAACTTATATACTAAAAAGTAATTTTGTAGCATTTATAAAGTTATAATATTAGATTTGTCAGAACGAATAACATTACTATTATGAAGAATGAACAAACTAGAATCGTTAGAAGACCGCATGGCACAACAAATACAACTACCCAACCCACCAGGCATTCCGCCACAAATAACTTATTATGACGCAGAATTAATTCTTGCCGAAGCAACTGAAATATATGATGGTATAAGACCACTCTTTGGTCAGGATACTTATATTTATAATCACCATACATATTTTAGAAGATTTGGGACACTTGAAGAAACAGACGAACACTATCAATAATTGGAAGGCATTGAACTTGCTTTTAATGTGCTGAAATAAAATGTCCTATTTGTAGAGTAAATGTAACTAGTATACTTAATTAATTTAATACAAATTTCAAATATATCTTTATATAAATATAATTATATCTTTATATAAATATAATATGCCTTCTCAAACGCAAAGACGTGGGTCATCGCGACTAAGAAGCTCAGCAGCTAAAAAAATTCAAAAACAGTTTAGAAGTAGAAAAAGAAAAAGGCAAAGGTCAAAAGCAAGTCGTAAAATTCAGTCAAAAGTTCGAGGAAAACAAACTAGAAAAGTAATAAATAGAGAAAAAAATACTAGTACAACAGTTCATGATTGTTCAATATGTTTTGAACCTTTGACTAATGATGTTCGTATTGCATTACCTTGTGGACATAGATTTCATAAAGACTGTATAAGGCGTTCATTGACTAGCACTAGCGGAAGATGTCCAAATTGTAGGAGTGTTGTAACTAATATACCTTATCCTTCTATACAAGAACGACAAATACAACCACTATTCCAAATACAACCACAATCACAACTATTAGATTTAGAACCGCTACAACTAATACAACACCTAATACTACGCAATCAAGAACTAGACACTATAGAACAAAGTATAGAACGACTAAGACAACAACTGCCTGATGCGCCAGAAATTCCAGATATAACTTATGAACAAGCAATATACAATGAAGTAACAGCAAATGATACTGAGACTACTTTAAGAAGTCTTTATAATGAAGCATATACTATTTATACTAACTATGAAAGTTTTAACACACAAGATAGACCAAGTACTAACGATGAAATAGCGGAACAACACATTGATGCTGTTTTAAATAGAACTTATAATTTATTAGAAGTTGCAAGTTATGATGCGATTAATGCATTACGAATTTCAAATCATCTTGGTTCGCAAATGTTTAGTGGTTCGCAAATGCTTAGTGGTTCGCAAATGCTTAGTGGTTCTCCTTAATAACTTTTTATAAAAAATTATAATAACCCTATATAATATATGTCATCTTCTATTATTCAATCTAATGCATCAAAAAAAATTCAATCAAGTTTTCGAGCTAATAGAACTAAGAAATTAGCAGCAACACAAAAAATTCAATCAGGTTTTCGAGGTTCTAGAAGTCGAAGAGCAGTAAAATTGCTAAAAGAAACTATAAAAGAGACTAATGAATGCCCAATATGTTTTGAGCCTATGAAAAAAAATATTACAATTGCTTTACCCTGTGGACATATATTTCATACTAAATGTATAAAACAGGCTTTGCGTTATAATAATAAATGCCCTAACTGTAGAAGAGTTATAACTAATGTTTCACTACAAACTAGAGGTACAACTAGAGCTAGAACTAGAGCTAGACGAACGTTTAGAAACTTAGTATTTAGACCACTACAAATGCTAAGAAACTTATATAATGCTAGAACAATAAATAATAGACAAACACAAGATAATAATACAAATGCTGTAATAGAAGCATTACAAGAGAGTATAGCAGCGCGTGAGGCTGAGAAAGTTATAGAACAAAGAATAGCAACTATATTAGCGAGGACAACAAGAGCAACAGAGAGGACAGCAACGCAACGACGAAGAATTAGTATTAGAGATTTACAAATAGAAGAACTCAATTTAAGGGCAGCACGCGAACGTTATCGTCTAGCAAATGAACGAGCAGAAGCTATGTATAATGCACTACCCGAAACACAACGATTGCATTAATATTATAACATAACAAAACAATATAAAAATATTTTAATATATTATATGCCTTCGAGAAGTCGGAGTTCTTCAAGTCGCAGAAGAAGAAGAAGTTCTGCAGCTAAAAAGCTTCAAAAACGGGTTAGAGGTAAACAAACAAGAAGACTACACGCCCGCTCAATTGATCAAATTTATGCAAATTTAGAAAAAACAAATGAATGCGCAATATGTCACGAACCTATGACGAAAAATGAACCTATTACAAAATTAGCATGCACTCACAGATATCATACTGGATGTTTAGAACACAGTATGCGATCTGGACACGCTAATTGCGCATTATGTAGAAGAGTTATACCTAATAATCCCTATGCACATTTAGCAGTTCCAAATATTACTTATGAAGAGGCGCTAGTTGCTAGAAATCAAGCATTAGAACGACGACGCTTAGCAACACAAGCGTTCAATGATGCAGCATTCAACACTTTCAACTACGAACAATCTAATCAAAGTCATAATGAGCGTGCAAACTCTCCAACTTATAATGAATTACTTAGAATTGAAGAAATCGCTGGTGCAGAATTAGGACAAGCACGAGACAACGTTACTTATGCTATGAATATACTTAGACGTTTAGAAAATTAGAAAATTAGAAGTTGAGAGATTTACAGCATTATTATTATTATCTTGCTATAAGTTAATAATAATAATATATAATTAAATGACAAACACACGAAAAAATAAAAAAAATCATAATCCTACAAACGTGTATGATTTAGTAATAATAGGAGGAGGCATAGCAGGTCTTTACACCTTATATAAATTGTCAAAATCGTTTGCACATCTAAAAATTCTATTATTAGAGTCGGGACAACGTTATGGCGGCCGCATATATTCATATAAAGAAACTATAGACAAGCAAGAATATGTTATGGATTTAGGCGCAGGACGCTTAGGATATCATCATAAACTCATAACTAGTTTAATAAATGAACTAGGCTTAAAGACAAAACTAATCCCTATTCCAAATACTAAAACATATATAGAAGTAAATGCCAATAACAAAGTAAGCAATAAAACATCAACAAAAGACTACATTATGGACAAATTAACCAAATTTTTCTTTAGCCCCCTAGTTTCCAAATTAGGCAAGACGACAAAACAAAGCTATTATTTGTATGAGTTTCTTACAAAATATGTGTCTGCATCATTCTCTCGAAAAGTCGAAGACGTCTTTGAATATTCATCTGACTTAAACGAATTAAACGCTTATGATGCTATTGAATATTTTAAATATGATTATAATAAGACCTCTGATTTTTTTACACTTAATGGAGGGCTAGAACAAATAATAGAACGGCTGTTGCTAGCTATTAAAAAAACAAGGGCTTATAAATCGCATAATATAAGGCTACAAAATCTCTCTAATGTTGAAAATATAACTTATAAAAAGAATGATGCTAGTGATCTATTTGAAATAAGTGTTGCAAATTATAATACACAAGGGTCTAGCCCGGACATTTTATATTCAAAATATGTAATATGCGCTATTCCTAAAAAAAGCTTAGATCAATTGACAATCTTCAAGCCTTTGCTAAGCGATTTAAACTCTATTAACTCAATCAATCTACTAAGAATTTACGAGATTTATGATAAAGAACAAGAGAGCGGATCTGTGTGGTTCAAAAATATTGAAAAAACAATTACAAATACTAATGTTCAATTTGTAATTCCTGTTTCTTCAGACAATGGACTAATTATGAGTAGCTATAGTGATTGCGCAAATGCACGCTATTGGAATAATTTATTAATGAGCAAGGGACTTGATTACGTTAAAGTTAAACTAAATGAAAAGCTAAATTTGCTATTTAGCATTTATAATATAAAGGTGCCTTTAAGTAAATATATCAAAATGTATTTTTGGGATGCTGGCGTGGCGTGCTGGAAAAAGGGCGTAGACTCTGATTATTTAAGTGTTAAATTATTAAATCCTTATCCTCGTGTTTTTATTATTGGAGAGAATTATTCAAAGTATCAGGCATGGTGCGAAGGCGCTTTAATGACGTCGGAAAGTTGTATAGCTAAATTAGCCGAAATATTAGCTAAGGCTAAGACTAAGGCTAAGACTTTAAAACGTTCAATTAAGCTTAACAAACATAAACAAGGTGGTAGCGAAAAAAAAGCGTTTACATTAGGCGAAGTCAAAAAACATAATAAAAAAAAGGATGCTTGGACAATAATTGAAAACAAGGTTTATGATATTACTACTTGGATCCCAACACATCCAGGTGGAGACGTTATTTTAAAAGCAGTCGGCAAAGATGGAACGCGACTTTTTAAATCTGTTAATCATCCTAGTTTTGTAAAAGAAAACGTTTTACCAAAATATTATATTGGAAATCTAAGTAAATAAAATAAAAAATAAAAAATAAAAAATCTAATATAAAAAATCCAAAATATAATATACTTACTATATTAAAATAGCAAATGGGCATTGTAAGATTACCTATGAAATATGTCAATATACTACATATATTAGTTATTGGTGCATTATTAGTATATATTGGTTATTTTAAAGCTAAGTCACCAAGACCAATATATTATGCGCTAGGAGTATTAGGTTTGGCAATAATTTTATTTGTCCCATTTCCTACTTTAGAATTTACTAATTTAAGAAATATTTTGAATATTATTCATTATATAATATTTATACCAGGATTTATAGCACTAGCATATTTTGGATTGCAAAAGAAACTAACTAAAGAAACATATAGAGGCTTAGGATTTCTTGGAGCATTTATTATCATTTATCATTTATATAAATTGATTACTCGACTAATGTAATTATAATATTTGCATAATATATATATAATATAAATGCGTGAAACAAAAAAACACAGGAAGAAAAAACATAAATCAAAAAGACTTGGACCGAAAAGACTTGGGCGAGGTTTAGAAGACAAAGTGCCTTATTTAATTGGAGAAAGATTAAATGCTACGAGCTTACGTAGTAATAATCGAAATTTTTATGAACTAGGACTTGTATCACAAATACTTAAAGACGTTCCCAGAGCGTCCGTAACCCTAGCGTTAGAAAATGCTGATTATAAGAAGGAAGTAGCGCATTTACTTAGTAAAAAATTTAAACAAACTGCTAAATCACGTGCAATTGCTAATAAGATAGTAGATGCTATTCCAACAAGTCATTTAACAATTGGTAGAAAAAAACAAACTTTACTAAAGGAACTAAAAATTGCACAAGAAGCACTAGATGCTCATATAGTAAAGTCTCGACAAATTCATGCTAGTAAGGAGGAGCTCTTTAATAAACTTGGTGATCTAGAAGATGAACGTGACGAACTTGCGAAAGTTATTGGACATTCCAAATTAGATAAATATGATGACTTAAAAAAGAAATACGATGAACTTAATAGAAGTCAAAGCATGTTGAAACGCTCGAGCGCTTCTTTAATCGGAATAAGACTTCAAACACTTCGTTATGGACCTAATAGTAAACTTTATGCTCTTATAGATAAAATAGAAAAATTAGACCAAATTTATACTAAAGCATATGAAGCGCATATTGCAGCACACGACGAACAAGATAGACTATTTTTAATTGTTTATAATTTAAAAAAAGAATTGGAAGACTTGGAAGACTTGGAAGACTTGTAAGAATTGTAAGAATTGTAGTTATAAGAGAGAGAACTAAAGAGCTAAAAAAATTATTATTATATATTATTATATATTATTATATTGTGCTAATATATTATAATATAATATAATATGCCCACTATTGCAATACAGCCTTTAAGGTCTCCTCCAAGAAGTCGACTAAGACCAAGACCATTAACAGCACGACAACGTTCAAATTTAATAATTAGAAGACGTGCATTAGAAAATGAATTAAATACATTAAATGCAACATTAAATGCTAGATCACGTGAATATGGTCCTCTTGCACAAGAAGTACAACAAGCAGAAAACCATATGCTTGATGATGCGCGACGACTACGTTATTTACCACACTTATTAAGAAATACATCGCAAAGAAGTCAAATAGAAGAACTAGTTCAAACAGACGAAGGACAACGTGTGAGCGAAGTAGAACGTATGCTTACTGAGTATCAACTCAATAGACCATATGATATTGAAACAATAGAAAGCTTACAAGCTGAACTTTATGCTCTTGGTGACGCAATGTACGCTAATACCCACGCGCTTATTGCTCCAATACAAGAAGAAATAGGTTTAGCACAAACCAATTATGATGAAGGCTATAGAAATTATCGAAATTTAGACGGACGATTAATAAATCACTCATTATTAACGCACGATTTAACACAAGCGCGTGATGATGCAAACAGTCAAAGCAATGACATAAATATAGATTTAGGTAGAGGTCATATAAGAAGACAACGTCGCCGTACACATAAACGAGGCAAAAAAGGAAAACGCACAAGAAAAAGAGGAATATGAAATTTAGAATATTATATTATATTATTATATTATATTGTGCTAATATATTATAATAGTATATATGTCTAGCATTAATCAAAATACTATTAGAACCCCTAGAATGCATTTAAGGTCGACAACTCGAAGACGAAATAATCCAAGTGCATTAGCGCGACGAACACAGGCTTTAGAAATGCGAAGAACCGTTTTAGGAAATACTATTAGAGAATTAGAAGCCGATTTAAGACAACAACGCGCAGCATTAGATGCGTTAACAATTGAAGTTGACCAAGCACTAAGACGCAGAGATGACGAAGGCGACCGCTATGAAAGGTTGAGAACAGAACGTGATAATTTAAGATACACACTTCTTACGAATTTTAATCAGTCCAACTTAGGGATGGAATATAAGGAACTAAAGAGGCGGTGGACAGAATATGTAAATAATGAAGATGAAAACACAGATATAAATTATTTTAATAATCTAAAACCAAGATTTGATCACGTTAGCGCTCTTTTTGATGAACTAATGGAAACAGGTCTTGCTCCTATTATTGCTGAAAAAGAACTAGCACGCGAAACTTACAGATTAGCAGGCGATCACCATTATAGTTTATATCAACAACAACAAAGTATAAAGAGGATCGTAAGCGACCTTGAACATAGACTTAAAATTGCACTTATTAGTGATAGAGCGTCAAATCAAGCGCGCGGTAAAAGACAACGCAAATCTAAAAAAAAGGGCAAAAAACATCACTCTTAGAAAAAAAGCACAAATAATATTATAATACTATACTATTATAATATTATACTATTATAATAGTAAGTTATATATAATATGTCTAATAGTATAGCAACTACAGACCCTGAACCAATAAGAAGTTCAGCACGACCACATCAACCAAGTTTAGCCTATAGAAGACGAGCTTTAGCAAAACAAATAAAACAATTTATAACTATAATAGCTGAATTAGAAGCTGATATAAGTAGTTTTAGCGAACGAGCACTAGCAGCAAATAGCGATGCTACTAGTGCTAGAGTAGTGGTACACGATTTAACTCAAGAAATAATGCGAATTACTCGAGAACGATTGCATGGTAATAGTGGAATTGATTATGCTAGGGCATTACGCAGTTATAATGATTATAGTAGAACACATCCCAATGATGTAGAAGGTATAAGAAGTCGTGAAACCAAGGCAACTCGTCTTCGTGATATTATTAATGCTACTACTCGAGAAATTATTAAACCACTAAGACAAACAGCAGAGTCTAATCTACAACTCATAGCTAAAGCAAATGAAAAGAATAAATCTTTAAATGACGACATTAGAGTATTAACACAGCAAAAAGACCAATTACAAAATGAACTTGATACAATGACTAGAGAATACCGTATATTAACTATAAATCAAAATATAGGACAAGGTAAAAGACAACGCAAATCTAAAAAAAGAGGCAAAAAGGGCGGAGCATGGACTGCAAAATATAAGAAGTCTATTAATTGTAGAAGACCGCGTGGCTTCTCTCAAAAACAATATTGCAAATATGGAAAATAAACTAATTATTAATATTATATATTATTATAATGTATTAATAATATATATATGTCTCCAATACCACCAAAGTCAGAATTAGGAAGACTAATTGCTATAAAAAAAGAATTAGAAAATTTATTAAAATTAACACTATTAACTATTAAATTATGTTCATTAAATACAAATATAGCTACTATTAAGCTTAAAGTTAAACTAGTAATTTATAATATAAATAGAGTTAAAGCATTGAGGACCAGTTATTTACAATCCTTTAATAATGACCTTAATAGTATCAACAGTGTAATCATTAGTGGAGAGACTATTAAAAACATCAACATTAGTAATCAACCATTAAATTCACTAATAAGCAATTTACGCAGTCTTAGTCAACAAACAACAGCAGCTATTGTTCAAACAGCTAATTTAGTGTTAATTCTTGATACGCGCGACAGAATAGATCTAGCTTCAAGCCGTCTTTCCAGTAGATCACCCCGTCTTTCCAGTAGCCCATCCCGTCTTCCAAGTCCTCCACCTGCACCACCTCCTTTATCTGCACCACCTAGACTACAACGCCAACCTAATATAGGGACACGTCCAACCAGTCTTGTTAGACAACCAGCTATGCATTTATCACTAGATGACTTAGATTTAAATTTAACACCATCAAGAGCCTCATCTAGTACTTCATCTGGAAACGCATTTGGCAAAAAATATTTAAGACCAAGAAAAATGACGCGCAGAAAAAGAGGCGCTAAAAAATCTAGAAGAAAATAAAGAATTGTTTAGAAACAATATAGAAACAAAAACATAATATATATTTAAAATACATATTATGTCAATAGTTATTATGCTAAATAAGCAACAAGTTTTAATAATACATAAATCATTGATGCAAACAATACACTATTAGCAATATAACCGTATAAGTTTGGATTACCATCACTTTTAAATAAAAATGGAAGCAACTTTTTGTTATATTGTTTAACTACTGGCAATTGAAATAGAAAAAATAATAGCGCAATTATTATTGGTAGTTGTAATTCGCCATATAATTTATCAAAATATGCACCATTTTTTATTTGTCTTGAATTAGTGTCTACCAAATTTTGAGGGGTTATGCTATTTTTAATATAATCTTCTTGAAACTGTGGAGGAGGTATATAATTGGGCTGACTTTGAACATCATTTGCAACTTTTAAAGGTTCCATAGGAATATCCCGCGAAGGTAATGCCGTTGATCCATAAACAGCTGCCTTCTGTATTTGAGTTATTAATTCATTATAATTGGGTTGACTTTGCTGACTTTGCTGACTTTGCTGACTTTGCTGACTTTGCTGACTATTTTCCATAGTTAATGGATTGCTCATAGTAGATCCACCACTTGTTGGCAATAATTGCGTATAACTCGTCGTAGACATTTGATTATTATTAGTTGATACAATCTCATTTCTATTTAAAACAACATTTTGAGGTTGCTGGTTCATCATTTGTTGTTGTTGTATATGTCCATTTTGATTTTGATTATTAAATAAAGGAAGTTCATTTATAGAAGTAATTCCACTTGAAGACATTAATTAATTAATATAGTTCTCTAAATATTTATTCATTTAATAACGCAAATAAAATTTAGACAAAAAAATAATTAAAATTATTGTTAAACAAATAATAATTTTAATATTTAATAGTTAATATTTAGACAATTAATTTATTTCTTTACTTTAGTCTAGTCTAGTTTAGTCAAGTTCTTCCATATGCGTTTCAGTGTCTTCATTTGCATTTACGTCTTCCTTCTTTACTTCTTCTTCTTTAGCGTCTTCTTGTTTAGCATCTACAGTCTTTTCATCGTCCTCATCAAGCGAAAGCCCAAGCTTAATCATATTATTAATACGATTTACAAAAGTACCCGGTTCTTCAATACTAAATCCACTTGAAATTAGCGACGACTCGTATAATAAACTTACAAGGTCTCTAATCATTGGTTCATTGTCCACAGATTTAATACGCTCTTTAAGTGATTTAATAATACTATGATGCGGATTAATTTCCATAATTTTTTTCGACATCATATATGAATTATTAGTATCACGTAGTGCTTGTGCTTTCATAATTCGTTCCATATTAGCTGTCCAACCATAATCACCCGTTACTAACACACAAGGAGAGTTAACAACACGCTGGCTCAATACGACCTTTTCAACATTAGGTCCAAGGATTTCCTTAATTTTCTCTGTTAGTGGCTTAAAATCATTTACGCAAGTATCCCATTTTTGTTTATCGTCTTCACTACATTCAAACGTTAGACCCTCTTTTGTAACACAAACTAGCGACTTTCCTTGATATTCTTTAAGTTGCTGAACACAATATTCATCAATTGGATCAATCATAAAAAGAACCTCAAGATTTCGCATTTTGCATTGTTCAATAAATGGCGAATTTACTACGGATTTTAGCGATTCGCCTGTAATGTAATAAATCTGCGTTTGACTAGACGGCATATTAGCAACATAATCGCTTAGCGAAACCATTTTTTGCCCCGACTTCGTGCTATGAAACATTAATAGCTCACTTAATTTTTCACGATTTGAACTGTCTTCGTGAATTCCAAGCTTAATATTTTTATTAAATTGTTCATAAAATTTAGCATAGTCTTCGTCTTTAGTTTTAATCTCTGCAAATAAGTCTAAACACTTTTTAACAATGTTTTTCTTAATAACCTTCAAAATTTTATTTTGTTGCAGCATTTCACGCGAAATATTGAGCGGAAGGTCTTCGGAGTCTACTACACCTCTTACAAACTTTAACCATTCAGGAATTAAATCTTCGCAATCATCAGTAATAAATACACGTCTAACATATAATTTAATATGTCCGTGTTTTTTTGTATTTGGCTCAAATAGATCAAAAGGAGCACGCTTTGGAACATATAATAGACCAGTAAATTCTAGCTGACCCTCAACAGTAAAATGCTTAACTGCTAAATGGTCTTCCCAATCATTTGTTAGTGATTTATAAAATGATGCATATTCGTCGTGTGAGATACTGGTCGGTTTTTTAGACCAAATAGGTTTCTGCTTATTTAGCAATACATATTCACTTACAACTTCTTCAACTGTTTTTGTTTTCTTTGCTTTTGTTTCTTCCTCTG